TCCGAGACAACGGAAAAACCCTCACTTTAATCCCCGACAACAAAGAAATTCCCGAACAAACCATTCCCAAAGAAATTATAACTAACGTCTTCATAATCAAAGGCTCAATCAAACAATTCTAAAACCCCATGTTTTACCAAAAATTTTTCAAAAATTCCCCGCCACCCCCCATCCCCACAGGGGTACCCCGCACTCACCTGCTTAACCCCAAGCGGATCACTTCAATAGGGGATGAGACGGGAGGTTTCCGTGGATTCCCTTTCATTTTTAAGGAGTTAGCGAGATTCGCAAGATTTCCGTAATTGTGTGTTTTTTGCGGATTTTGTACAAAAAAGCGGCCAAATGTTTTACCAGCCGAAAAAATTTGGTAAAACGTGACGGAAAAATGCTCACAAAATGCTCACAAAATGGGCAAAAAAGACCGCAGTCGGGTCTTAGGAAGAGACCCCGATTCAAAAAATCTAAATTTTGGAAAAACAACCCAAGGAAAAACATTAACATTTATTATGATAACGACCAATATTGTTTTTGACTGGAAGAACCGCGTGGAGGGGAACGGCATCGGGCCCGTGGACCTCCGCGTCACAATCAATCGGAAATCATTTTATATCAGCACGGGTGTGCGCGTGAGACGCAGCGAGTTCAAGAGGGGTGTCATCGTCGGGCACTCGGACTCGGTACAGCTCAACGCCCTGCTTGAAGCATACAGGCAGAAGGCTATCGAGGCTGCCACGGACATTATAGAGGAGGGTGCGCTGCTGGAGAGCCAGGAGATAAGGCGACGGGTGAACCGCGCCATCGAGGGCGAGAAGGTGTCGGGCACGAATATGTTTGACTGGATGAGCGAGCAGGTGGCTTCGCTGAATCTGCGGGCAGGAACCATCAAGCATTACGTCACGCTCATCGAGCGGCTGCGGCAGTTCGGGCTGCTCATGTGCTGGGCAGACCTATCGACGGAGAACATCTGCAAGTTCGACAGCTGGCTTCACCGGCTGAAGTGCCCGCTCAGCGACGCGGACAGGAAGGCGGGCGAGCGTCCGCGCAATATTTCGGACGGCGGGGTATATACTTATCACAAGTGCCTGAAGGCTCTGCTGAACAGGGCCGTGCTGTTCGACAAGATTGACCGAAACCCGTATGACCGCCTGCGCGGGAAGTTCCGCAGGGGTGACAAGGAGCGCGTCGAGTTCCTGACGGAGGCAGAAATGAAGTCCATCGAGAGCCTTCATCCCGTCAAGGGGTCTTCAATGGCGGCGGCACGCGACTTGTTTGTGTTCCAGATGCACACGGGTCTTTCCTACGCTGACACACAGGCGTTCAACATTAAAGAATATTCCCGAGACACGGACGGGCACCTGGTCAGCATCGGACGGCGGGTGAAGACGGGCGTGCAGTTCATGGTGCGGCTGTCGGACGAGTGCGAGCGCATCCTGGAGATGTACGGATGGAAGCTGCCGAAGCTGAACAACTCGGACTACAATTACTGCCTGAAGGCACTGGGGGCTGCTGTCGGCATCGAGAAGCCGCTGCACTCACATCTTGCCCGTCACTCGTTTGCCACGAGCATGACGGCACACGGTGTGCATATTCAGAATGTCGCCAAAATGCTTGGGCACGCAAACATCGCCCAGACGCAACGCTATGCAAAGGTATTGCCGGAGTCGGTCTTTGCCGACTTCAGAAAAATAGAAGAAACCAAAAAACTGAAGGACCAATGAAAAGAATCTACTGCACGGCGACCATCCTTGCCGCCATCCTTGCGTCGTGCCAAAAGCGCGACTTCAGCGAACAGCCCCTCACTCGGCAGTTCACGTTCACGGTCAAGGGCGATTTCCAGTCCCCAACATTCACGCGCGGCAGCCTGCAGGCCGACGGTAAGGACATGACCGACCTCTGGGTGTTCGACTACGTTGGCGATGTCTGCGTCCAGACGCTCCACCAGGATGCTTCCTCCGCCGATTTCGGCACTCCGTCCCTGTCGCTGACCTACGGGGAGCATCACGTCTATTTCGTGGCAAGCCGCGGTCTTGACCCCGTGGTGGCGGACGGCAGCACTGTCATCAGCTGGAGCTCGGTGCGAGACACCTTCTGGAAGGACTACTCCGTGAATGTCACCAGTTCGTCCAACGGCAACAGGTCTGTCACGCTCGACCGCGTGGCTACGAAGCTGCGCATCGCGGTGGACGATGCCGTGCCTGACGGTTGCGCCTCGGCGGGCATCACGCCCGACACCTGGTACTACGGGCTGGACTACACGACAGGCGCGGCGACGGGCGTTGCCAAGAGGGAAATCTCCATCAGCGTGCCCTCCTCGCTGGCTGGCACAACGGGTTCCCTTGCCTTCAACGTGTTCTGCATCAGTCCCGCCTCGGAGTGGACGACCAACGTGCAGATCAGGGCGATGGACGGCAGCGGAGCGGTCATCGGAAGCGCAAAGATAACGGGTGCACCGTTCAGGAGGAACCGAGCGACGGAGTATCACGGAAACCTGTTCGGCAGCAGCGGCACCACATCCGTCCTGCTGAACGCCGAGTGGGACACGCCGTCTGTCGGCACATGGTAAGACACAAAGAAAGAGCAGAGGCATGTCTTCATGACACACCTCTGCTCTCGTTTTCTTGACGCATCAGTTCCCGCAGGTGTTCTCGCTCTTCTGCCGTAGGCTGGTCGGAACGCTCGGCGGTGATTCTCTCCCACGGGAACTTCACCAGGTCCGTGTCCCTGAAGATGCCGCTCTTGCGAAGGTCTGCCGACGCTGACATGATGAAGAAGGCGTTCAGGCGGGCTGCCTCCCAGGTGGTGCGTGCACGCAGCCTGTAGCCCTTGATAATGGAACGTATTTCCCACAGCCGAAGGTCGTACAGGAACTCCCGCCTGTCGTACCCGATTTCGCCCACGAGCAGCTGGAACGTCTCGTGGGCGGATGTCAGTTTTTTGGCTTCTCTTCGTTCACGTCGGGCTGTTCCTCCTTGGCTTCCTCGTCCAGTATCACCTTGGGGACGGTCAGCCATTCGGTCATGGACTTCAGCACGGCCTGGTTCAGCTTGCCCATCTCCACGCCCGATGCCTCGTGCATCAGCCGCTCGACGGTTATCTCAGTGTCGGGGTTCGCCACGACGATGGCGGCCATACCCAGTGCCAGGGTGTTCTTCTGCCTGTTCAGGCGGTCGATGCTGAAGGGCTCGTCCGTGATTTCTTCATAAGCAATTTCGACAGCCATATTGAAACGGATGTCGATGGTCTCGCCCAGGATGGTTACTTTCATGGCTCGTCCTCCTTATTCGTCTGGGATTTCAAGTTCGCCTACTCCCGTCAGCTTGACCGTTGCGATGATGTCCTCTTTGTTGGCAGCGGTAAACGCGAAGTCGCTGACCACGGCGGAACCGCTCAGGAGCACTTCGCTCTCTTCACGGTTTCTGTCGCCCGTCGTGACGGAGAGCGTCACGTCCACAGGCTGACGCGACTCCATGATTTCCTCCAGCTGTGCCGCGCTTTTGGAAGTCTGGCTGTCTGTCGTCGTGATCTTTAATGGAACGTCTCGACCTTCTGCGCATGGGTACACGTCGATGTCTTCCGTCGCAGTGTAGGTGACACTCGTTGCAGGAGGTGTGCTCCGCGCCAGCTGGTCGCGGTTGCTGGCGTCCATGATTCCGTATGGCATCAATGGTACAGGAGCCATGTGCTCAACCGTGATGGTGTCGCCTGCTTTCAGGTGAATGCTGTCCCAAGTGCGGTAGTTGAATCCCGTCACGTCCAGCAAGCCTGTCGGAACCTTGGTCATGTCATTTCTCGGTGTGGGCGGAAAGTAGAGCGATTCCACCGTTGCATCCCACGCCATATTCACGACGCTCTGCTCCTGCCAGTCGCCTTCGGTGTCCTTCGTGCTGCTGTCTTGGGCAGTCATCTGTATGTGAACCGTACAGCTGCGGGCGGCTGCCACACAGAGGCCGCCGATGGTCAGTCGCAGGTTCTGTCCTTTTACTGTGCTCATATTCTTTTTGTTTTTGGTGTTAAAAATGAAAAAGCCTCGACGGTGCGGGTGTGCGCGACCGCCGAGGCCCGACAACATTACAGAAAAAAAAGAAGTTAGGAAGGTAACAGTATTTGCTATGCCAGTGCGCCCGAGCCGATGAACTTCACGGTGATGGTGGAGTTTTGTCTATTGGCTGCGGTGACGGAGATGTCGGAGATGTAGGCTGTGCCGGTCTTCTTGATAGACGAGTTCGTGCCCGTGCGGTTGTTCGTGCCTTCTGTCACGTCAAACACGAGCGTCACCTGCGTCTTGTTGATCATCGCAGTGAAGAGGTCTGCGGGGAGCTCTCCGTTGCTGCCGTTGTCAACCAGGGTAACAAGCGAATCTGTCTGTGCGTCCCACGCAAGGCCCACCACTTCGTTCACGGCCCAGTCGCCCGTGTCGTCCTTGGTGCTGCTGTCCTGAGTCTGCGCTGCGATGTGAAACATGCAAGATGTTGCCATCGCAACGCACTTGCCACCAACCATCAGTCGAAGGTTCTGTCCTTTAATTGTGCTCATATCTAAAAGTTTCTTGTGCCACACACATATCGCAGAGACTGATACACGCAGGGCTTCATCTCGTCGTACATGACTGCCGATGCCGAGAAGCTCCAGTCGTAGGGTGCGAGTTCCGCGTCGTCAACTTCCTGCCCCTCCTCCGCCTGGTGCAGATAGCTTACCATCTGCACCCTGACGGCTTCGGTCAGGTCTGCCAGCGATTCGCGGTCGTCCGCCACGCACAGCACGCCGATTTCCACCGTGTCGGTCTGCCCCTCGATGTCGTCCTTGGTCGATTCGTCGTTGGTCACACCGTCCATCGTGATGATAAGGTACGGTATGCGGTCCTCATTCTCGTCCACCGTCGTGCGGGCGGGGTTGAAGATGCGGTCCTGTACCTTGTCGGTGATGGCAGGGCTTGATTTCAGTGCGCTGTAGAAGAACTGGTCTGTCCGTAAGCTCATGGATGTGTGTGCGGCTGGTTAATAATGTTTACTGTTCTCGTTTAGGGGGTTTAGCCGCCGATTTCGTTAGAAGATGCAGCAGGCACCAGCTTGATGAGCTTGAAGGCCTGGGGCTTTCCGCTCTTACCGTTGACCTTGCTGGAGAGCTCAGTCATAGACATGTCGAGGGCGAGGCTCACGACT